CTTCTGTGGTGTGCGGTCAGGCCGCGGTGAGGTTGCCGGCGCGGTCGGCGGGTGCTGGTGCTACTTGTCGTCGGACTTGGCCGGCGTCTTGGCGGTCGGGGCGGTCTCCCAGCCCTGCGACACATAGGTCGCGACCATGTCCTTCGCGACCTCGATGGTGTGGTCGGAAGCGGGGTGTGTGAGCTTGTAGGCCATCGGTGCTCCTAGGTGAGTACGGCGGACCTGTGGGTCGCCTCGATCAGGGACAGGCGGCGCGGCTGCCCGGACGGGTCCGCGACATCATTCGGGCCGGAGAGGTGCTGGACGCGCACGCAGCCGTTCGTGCCCGGAGCATCGAACGCCAGCGCAACCATCAGGTTCGCCAGGTTCGTCGCGTCCTGCTCCGACTTCGCCCACACGTCAAGCGCGATGCGGGGCCGGTCGAACGCGCCCGACACGTTGCCGCCATCGCGGCGGACAATGACCATGCGGTCCTTGCGCGCGTTCGGGACACGGCGGTCAAAGTGCACGCCCTGCGCGTACGGCTCACCGCGGCCCACGAGAGCGCCACGGAGATACACGATCCACCACAAGTCAGCGTCAACAGGCAGGGCGGCAAGAGGCTGCATCGTCATCAGGAACCCCCAGCCGCATCAAGAGAACGAGCCAAGATGCCGTAGTTGGCTTCGAGGATGTGACCCTTCTTGTCGCCAGAGACGACGCGGACCACAGCACGGTCGGTGGTGTCCTGCTCGATGTGTAGACCAGCCTCATAGGCGCCCGTGTCGTCATGCGGGTCAGCCTGAGCCGCTGCAAGGACACGCTCGGCGCGCTCAGTCACAAAGCCGCGGACCTCGCCCGACTTGAGCAGCGCTGCCATGCCGGAAGACTTGAGACGCACACGGCGTGCCATCAGCCCTCCCGAATGGTGACGCGGACCAGGGTCCCCGGCGTCCAGCCCGTGAAGGGAGAGCGGTACGAGAAGGGACGGCCGTCGACCTCACACTCGAGGCCACGAACCACAATCCGATCGGCGTGCGTAACGCCCGGATCGTGGTCAAAGATCAGATCAAAGTCAGAGTCGACCGCGTCACGGGCCACCTGGGTCGGCTCAGTCGAACCACCCGGAGCCACACCGCACGACTCATCACGCTCGACCGGCTCAGTCGTCCACGTAGCGCCAGACGGAAGATCCCACGTCGACACCGTGTCATCTGAGTACGGGTCGGTGACGGTGCCGGGAGACTTCACCGTCACCGGCTCAGGGAAGGCGAACATCAGGCCACCGGGTCGGGGCCAGCGAGGCTGACCGAGTAGACCCCGCCTGCGGTGGTGCCGCAGAGGTTCTGGAGGGCCACAATCTCAGAGGGCCAGAACATGCCGCGGCGCTCTTGCCGGGTGTCGAGCGTCTGACCGAAGATGCCGGCGGTCTGCGCCTGCAACGCACCCGAGCCCGCCTCGTTCCACCGAAGAATCGCGCCACGCAGGATCGCCCTCACGGCGCTCGTGTGCGCGAACCCCTCAGAGTTGATGCAGGGGGCGGCCAGCAGTGCGAGTGCCTCCGCGTCCTCGATCATCGCCGTGGCCTTCGCTGACGGAATGTCTGCGAAAGCTGCGAGATCGTTGACGTCAACAAAGGTGCCCATGCTGGCCGCCTCCCGTATCTAGGTGTTACTTGACCTCGTTGGCGAGCGGCTGCGTGCCGCCCTTGACGCCCTTGTCGTCGCCGCGGTCCTCGACCAGCGGGTTCTGGTGGACCAGAACCGAAGCCGGGGAGTTGGGGTCGGAGGGGTCGTGGTTCGGGTTCGGCACCGAGGCGTAGAACTCCCGGTCGCCGATGACGGTCGAGTAGTCGCCGCGCTTCTTGCCCGAACCCAGCGCGTCCTCTGGGCCAGCCGGCTCCGAGGCGTCACCCGGGAGCATGGGAACCCCCGAGTCGAGGGCGTCATCGCGGGTGGTGGCGCCACCCTCGCTGTGCTTGAGGTCGTCCTTGTTCTTGTCTGCCATGTGCTAGCTCCTTGCCTTGTAGGTCGTCGCCCCACACTCGAGGCAACGGGTCACGTCGTGCGTGGGAGCGGATCGCCCCGAGGCGGGGTCGTCGCCCATGTGGACGTAGCTCTCGATACGCGGCTCCTTCTCGCCCGGCCGGGGCAGGCAGAAGTCCTCGTGTCGAACCTTGGCGGTCATGGATGCGGTAGCAGTCATGGAGCTACGTCCTTTCAGGGATGGGTCAGGCGGCGATGACGCCGGACAGGCGCGCGGCCGGCTGGGCGCCGATCAGCGCAAGGCCGGTGTAGAACTCGATGCGGCCGAGCCACGCGGGCTTGGTCTCGAGCTGCTTCGGCGGGTCCACCTGAAGCCCACCGTTGGTGAGGCCCAGGACACCCTCGTCGTACTCGCTGGCGGCGAAGTTGACTGCGTACAGGGAGTACGTGGTCGGCGACGAGCCAGCGGCCTCAGAGGTGATGACCTGCGTCTGGTCGGCCTTCTTGCCGGCGTCGAGGATCGGAACGCCGGCCCAGGTGGGAACCTCGACCCGCGCGCCCGTGAGGGTGTCCTCGGTCCAGTTGTTGATGGTCGCGTTGCGGTAGGTGCTCCGCAGCACGGACAGGACCGCAGTCGGGGCGTAGATGACGTCGGCGCCCGGGCACGCGGCCAGAAGGGCGTCGAGCTTGTCGAAGAACGCCGTGCGGGTGGCCGCGTCGGTGTTCATGCTGGCGCCGTTGGTGCCCGAGGTGATGACCTGTGAACCGGTGAGGCGCTTCTTGAGACCGTTGAACGAGTTGGCGTCCACGGCGGTGTCACCGTTGATGAACGTGTCCGCGAACTTCGCGGCAACGGAGCGGGCCTTCATGTCGCGCTGAGCGGCGACGAGAGAGGCAACCGAACCGGTGCTGGTCTGCTCGAGGAAGCGGTCGACCACGTAGTCGCCACCGAGGATCGCGAGCGACTCCGTGGCGGTGGTGAACGTACCCGTCGACTCCGTGTAGCCGGCGTTGACCGCACGGAACGCGGCGGCCGGGAGGGTCGCCTCGGAGTTGTAGGAGTACGCGCGGCCGGCGATGGACTCGAACGGCACGCGGTTCATGATCTGGGAGACGTTGAGGACGCTGACGACCGCGGGGAGGCGGGGGTCCTGCGTGACAACAGCGGCTTCGGCAAGGGTCATTGCCATTGTGGTGATTCCTTTCGGTTAGACCCCTCAGCGACCGCTGTTGGGGTGTGCCTATCGGCGCTTGTTGGCCTTTAGGTCTGCTTCGATCTGCGCGAGGTCGGCAGAGCGGGGGTCGCTCGCCGTCGCGGCAGTCGTTCGGGTGCCGAGGTCGAGGTCCACGTCGGGCGCCTTGGTCTCGGCGGGCTTGAAGGTCTCCAGCAGCTCGTCGGCGTCGGCCTCGAGCTCCTCGCGGGATGAGCCGACGAGGCGCTTCGCCTGGGCCGGAGTGAGGCCCTTCTCGAAAGCGACCTCGAGCCGAAGAGCCTTGGACTCGGCCTGTGCGGCACGGTCCTCAGCAGACTGCGCCCGCTCGGCGACCTTCTCGGCCTCGGTCTTGTCGCGGTCCTCGAACTCCTGCAACTTGAGCCGCAGGGTCTCGGCTTCCTTGTTCGCCTTGTTGAGCGCGCGGCGCACCTCTGGGGGCACGTCGTCGGTCTTCTTGGCGGTGTCCTGCTTCTGCTCGGCGTCGGTGCTCGAGGTCTCCACCTCGGGCGCGTCGGTCGTAGCGGTGTCGTCAGCCATCGCGGCTGCTCCTTTGTTACAGATCCCCAGCCCTCGCGGCAGGGGAGGTTCTTAGGCCCGATAGACGGGCTCCGACGTGCAACCGCACCTCGCGTGCGTGTCAAAGTCGGCGTTGTCGCGTGGGTAGATCCGCGAGCCACTGCCGCCGATGGTTCGGCAGAAGTCACACGCGCTGCTCCCGACGATGCGGCGCCAACCGATGGCGTCCGAGTCGTTGCGAATGGTCTGGTTCGTGGTCTCGCGGCCACCGTTGAGCACCAGGCGAGCCATCTCGCCCGACGCCATCGTGAGTGCGTTCGTCATTGCGTCGCGCGGGTCGACCAAGCGGGCCGCGGACTTCTTTGCCGCTACGAGGGACGTCACACGCAGGGAAGTCTTGAACTGCTCCGGAGCCATAGGGGGCACGACAATCCGCACGTCACCCGAGAGCCCGCTAGCGACCCGGAAGGCCCGCAGATAGGCCGCAGCGAGCCCTGAGGACACCTTGCGGTTACTGGTCACCACCGCAGCGACCTCGGCAGCAAAGCCGGGGTAGGTCTTGTCAAGGTCTGCCCAGTCGAGGGCCGGCCACAACTCCTCCATCTGCGCGATCGTGGCCTTGCGGAGTGCGAGCTGCTGGCGACGGTGGAGGGTCGTCAACTCGCGGAGTGCGAGAGCCATCAGACTTCCGGCGTCAGGAGCGCCGCAAGGTCAGCGCTGGTCCCGTTCTCGAGGCGCCACGCCGAGTCACGATCGCGCTCGGTCTGACCCATGCCGAGGTACTTCTCCTGAGCCGTCTGCGGCGTGATGACCGGGTTCTCGCCCTGCGTCAACTTCACCGCGGCGTCCGCAGACTGAGCCATCGAACGGGTCTCCATGTCGGCCCACTTGACCTCGATGTTCGCCGCGTTCGCACGAGCGTCGCCCTGCGTCTTAAGCGCAAGACGAATCGCGCCCTCAAGCGCCGGCTCATACCCGACGACACGGCGCCGACACTTGAGCACCAGGCCAGAGATCAGCAGCGCCAAAGCGTCGCCGCCAAGGTTGCTGATGTTCGACAAGAAGTACGTGATCGGCACACGAGACAAGCGGCTCATGTGCGCCGCGATCTCCTGGCCGAGCTTGATGTAGCCGGTCGGGTCCGTGGGGTTGAAGTCACCGAACGTGACATCGTTGGACTCGGCCACGAACAGCGAAGTCAGTGACGCGGAGTAGGGCGCCACCGGCTCGCCGGTCGCGGGGTCGCGGGGGACCTCGATGCCGGTCACCCACTTCTGACGGAACGCGCCATACTCGGCAACCGCATCCGTGTTGAAGATGAGTTGATTGAGGCGCTTCTGCGGGATGACCAGCGGGGCCACCTCGGAGCGAACCGAACCGGTCAGCTTGTTCTGGAGTTCGAAGAACGGGATCTCGCCGAGCGGGTTGCGGATCACGGCATCGTCGCGGCCATTCACGCGAGCAAGCCACCGGGACGCGCCAGGGACGACGGTCGTCGAGTGGTTCGCCTGCACCATCTTCACGATCACATCGCGCAGGTACAGCGTGCCGAACGTGTCACCCGTCCACTCATCCGTGAACACCTTGAGGGCCGCACGACGCTCCCCGTTCGGGCCGTGAGCGATCACGACCTGGCGGGGGTCCTCGTAGTGCAGACGCGCGAACTCAGACGAGGCGCTAGGCGGCTCGACGGAGACCATCGATCGGCTGTAGACCAGAGCATTGGTGATTGCGTCCTGGCTGCCCTCGTCAAAGTCGGAGCGCTGCCAGATGTTGTCCCACACGTCCTTGTCGGCGTCGGGCTCGTCGCCAATGCGGATGCCCTCGACGGACATGCGCTCGGCGGTCGCTTCCACGGCAAGGCCGGTCAGGTTCGTCGTCGCCATACCCGCCATCTCGCGGAACTTCAACGACGTCTCCAGCGACACCGGCTCGTCGTGCTCGTCGTCGACAAGGTCCCGATACATCTGCATGTCGGGCTTGCGGGCGATCAGCTCATCCTCGAGCCGACGCAGCCACCACTTCGGCGAACCAGGTGTGACGAGTGGGTCAACCACAACAGACCCCCTCAGAAGGCATAGGACTTGGACGGCGTCTTGGCCGATGGAGCGGACGCAGCGCCGAAGCGAGCGAGAGTCACGGAAACGAGCGGGGCCAGGTTGATCGAGTAGTCCTTGCGATCCCAACCCCAGCCGCCAGCGGCACCAATGGGGCGCTTGCGAGCACCAAGCAGGGCGGCATTGAGCGGGGACTGGTCGAAGTGAGTCAGACGCTCCTCGAGCACCGCGTCATAGAACGCGCCGCACGCCTTCGCCATATCAGCAGCAGAAGTGATGACCAGGCGGACCCCGGCACCACGCAGCGCAGGGACCATCGAAGCGGCCGGTGACTGTCCGTCGACCACCACCGGGATCGTCTTGCCCGCACGCTCAACCAGCCACTCAACAGCGCCGAGCGTGTCCGACACCTTGTCAAGAGCGGCAACCTCGACGTGCTCACCAACACAGACGCCGATGGAGACGACGCGATCGTGAGACATGTCGAGACCGAAGGCCGAGGGCTCATCTTGCGGGACTTGGTCGGCAGTGATCTTGCGCGCAGCCCAGGCGTCCATCGGGATCACGCACTGGTGCTGGTCGGCCCGCCAGATTCCGAGCCGATCCTGAGCAAAACGATCGGGAGAGTAGGTCTCAAACTCGCCCTGCACAACCTCGTGGTTGATGCGAGTGTTCCACGCCGGGTTGGCCGACCAGCGGGTCAGCTCGCTCGCCGGGTCGTAGTCGCTGGCCGTGGGATCAGCAGACCACTCACACCACGCGGCAGCGGTCGACTTGCCGCCGATAGCAGCGTTGCGGACCATCTCAAACGTGTAGGAATCGTCCTCTTCCTGCGGAGGCGTCCCGAGAAGCCAGACCTGGGGGTTGCGCATCGCGGACATGGTCGAGTTGATCGACGTCCACGCGCGGGACCCCAGGATCTGCGCCTCATCGAGAAGCAGACAGTCGGATGAGAAGCCCTTGCCAGCGGCACCCGACCGAGCCTTGAACTGGATCGTCGCGCCGTTGTTGAACTTAACCGACTCGCGGTTCAGCGCATTCATCACGGACTTGACGCGGCCCCGCAGCGAGGCGTTGGCGTCGTCCTCAATGATCTCCATCAGCTTCGCAAACGACTCGCGGGCCGTGTCCTGCTGGTGCGCACTCACAACGATCTTCTTCTCGCCAAAGAGGAGAGCGCCGGCCAGAGCGCGAGAGACGAGTAGTTGGCTCTTCCCGTTCTGCCGCGCCACGGAGATCCCGACGCGCTTGGCAGCCCAAGTGTGATCGGACCGCTCACCCATCGCGGCCTCAAGGATCAGCTCTTGCCAACCGTCCAACCCGACACCGAACATCGCGGAGATGTCAGCGACGTCCTGCCAGGAGTTAGCCCGAACTCCCGTCGGCTTGACCAAGACGCGAGGTGGCGCCTCCCCGAGCAGAGCGACGGGCTGCGATCTCGTCAAGCGGATCACCGGCCTTCGCGCTCGGGCTCAGCTTCTCGATCTGCTCAATGACGGACTCGAGGCGAGCAAAAAGGGGCGCACGCTTGTCCGGATCCGCCTGTTTGACGGACTCCCAAAGCAGCTCGCGCATGGCGTTCAGATCCTCGAGACGAGTAGCCACAACGCCTCCCCGAACGAACCTGACAGCTCTGTGTGTGAGAA